TTCTTTGGTCTTGACCTTACACTCTGTCCAATAGATGTTCTTTTCTTTGGTCCAGGTTCATGTGCAATATAACTTTTAGCTTTACGAGCCATTAGTTAGGTATTGGTCTACCACTAAAGACAGTACCTACTGCCTGTTCTATTTTAATATTATCACCTGCTTGGATAAGCAAATATGTTCCATCTTCTAATTTAATATTATCATTAGGAGTGTCTGTTCTTCTATCTCGATATCTATCTTGTCCTCTATGAGAAAACCTAGTAGCAATCATTGTGCAAGTTCTGAAACCCTTGCAGTACCATCAGTAGAACCTACTCTTAATACAGCAACTTTAGTTGCAGGAGTAACTCTAAAGTATTCTGGTGTAAATGCAGGAACAATAATGCTAGATGATGTTGCTGTAGGTGAAGCTGCGTTCATTTCTACATAAGC